AAGATAAGTCCACATGTGTTTGCAAAGTTAGAGGCAGCACCGTAGTTCTGGCGTGGGCCATAGTTGTTACCTGTAACTGTTGTAGCTGTTTCGATTGACTCAGATACGAATGAACCTGTATTTCCAGGATCTACTGTGTCTAGGTCAGTTGCAGCTGAAGCACCACTTGAAGGTGCATACTTTGTACCATACTTAGAGAAGAATGGTGTGTTCATTGATTTGTAGATTGTGATACCTGCAATTTCAATGATACCGTTTGCAGACTGTAATGCGTCTCCTCTCTCATTGCGGTTGATTAAACCGTTTGATTCAATGTTTTGGATAAGTGCATAGTACTGTCTTGGGTTAAGTACGGCAACCCGACCCTCATCACTTACACCTTTCTCGTCTAGAGCTGCAGCAGCATCATAGAAAGCGTTGATTAAGTGTGTGTGATTTAGAGCATCATCAGCGTTAGAACCCGCTCCAACTCTGATTTGTGTACCACCTGGCTCAACGAAGTTGGTTAGTGATACTGGAGAAGCCTGTCTAGCTCCTTTAGCAATAGCTCTGAAGATTAATCTATCATACTTTTGAGCAAGAGCATATCCAATCTTCTTGGAAATTTCGCCCCTCAACTCATAGTGTGACAGTGTTTCATCTAGCTCATATACAAAAGCCGAGCTAATTAATAGGTCATCGACTGTAATTGTTTTTTCAGCTACTGGTGGAGTTTTGTCAGAGTTTCCTAATATACTGTTTCCTGGTGTGTGGTATTCCGCACTTGTACGTCCAGTATAAATGAACTGTAGACTCTTTCCGTTTGTGAGTGTACGCTTCATAACGAGATCTCTTGCGATTGTCTCTCTTTGGAAGCCAGTAAACATCTCACCTGAGAACAACTTTAAATAAAGGTCTCTGTTGTTAGTTGCGTTACCCGCACTATTAATCCTACCTAGAAAGGTTTGTGAGGTAGGGTTTGAACTTGACTGTTGTGCCATTATTTTGTAAGGTTATATGTATCGTCTCTAGATCTAGAATTATAGGAATCTTAATTGTATCAGCTAAGACTCAAGCTGTTTGTGGTCTATCCCACCGTCATGACGGCATAAGGTGTCCTCCTTAGAGGGCTCATACCAAATGTAGAGGGAGGCATTGCACCTCCCATGTCGCTTAACGAACTACTTTATGAAAATGTAGATTTGGTCGTTTCTCAGTCATGTGTGTATTAATGTGGCTTAGTTCTAAAGCACCCATTATAATAGCTAGACCAATGATACCGAACCAAATTGCTCTGTCATTCATTTGATAATTTTGGTGTAAGCAACGCCACGATATACGTAAGTTACTGTCATGGTAAACTCCCATATACCAAAGCCCCGTTCCATGCTTTGGTGTCATGCGTCCCGAAGGATGAACGGACGTGGCGTTAGTGGATTAAAGGATGCCAGGAATTATTTGACCTGTGGTTAGGTATGTACCTATAGCTATAACAAAACCTAGCATTGCTAGTCTGCCGTTCAGCTCTTCAGCTACATGCCATTTATCGCCATTGTGGTTATGGTGTGTCATTTTTTTCTTCGTTTGTGGTTGTAATTAATTCTACGTGAACTTGTTTTAGATTTTCTGAACCTTGATTTTTCACCGCTAGACATCTCTTTGGTAGTCTTTGGTGTTTTAGAGGAGACTCTACGAGATGGACGACAAGCGGGGTAGCCTTTACGCTTTTCGCCTTTCTGTCTGCCACATGGCTTACCAGTTTTTACGTCCACCCACTTCTCTTTAAACCATCGTCTTAGACTCATTTTCTCTTACCTCTAGTATATCCTTTTGCAGTCTTACGTTTACCACCAGACTTGACCTGTCCTTTACATACCTTAACAGCGTATGCGTTAGCGTATGCAGAGGGATAAACTTTAAACTTTCTTTTAGCAGCTGCTTTTCCTCTGGGGCATAGTTTAGCCATTACTTCTTCTTACCCCCATGTTTACAGCCACATTTAGATCCTTTCTTATGTGCCATTATTTGTGACCTTTTTGTTGCTGGTTTACACTGTTTGTTTTATCTCTACGCTTTTTGAGTTTTTTATAAACATCAAGCGTATCGTATGGAAGTGTAAATATTTTTTGGACAAAATTTTTCTTCTTCATCAGCATTTCCATCTGCGTAATGCCAACGCCTTACGAGTTGGCTTTCCATTGGGCTTCTTCATTGGCCCTTTAACTCCCTTCATGCGAGCACAAAAGGAACGCTTACGAGAACCACCCCCTGGCTGAGGAGCCTTGAGGTTAGAGCCCGTAGCTCTATTATATTTAGCTCTGCCCTTAGCTGTAAGACCGCCCTTACGGGATTTCTCACCTCGACCCAAAGACAGACTTACACCTTTTTTTCGAGCCATTTTTCTATGGTTTAAACTGTGGGCCTACTCCAGCTTGAACACACTTACCATCCTTGTTTCTGTAGAAACCGCTAGGGCATTGTTTTTGTTCATTTACTGAGTTGGTTTTTTTACCTTTGGTTTTCACTTTTTCTTACCGAGTATTTTCTTTTGTACTGCTTTTGGTAACTTAGATAAACCTTTGCTCATCTTCTTACCGTTCTTTGCAGGTGGTCTACCTTTCTTACTTCCGTAAGTTCCTTTTCCCATTGGCATAATAAAGCTCCTATACTTTTAAGTTTGATGCGGATAATTTTCTTAGAACATCATCTCTGAACGCTTCGTCAGTTTGATATTCTGGTTTGTTCATGTCTCTGACAACCTCTGCCATACTTCTGTAGTTTTCAGTAGATGACTCTTTACCAGTAACTATTTTTGAATCACGTCCCATTGAATCCTCATATTTTCCTAGTAATGCAGTAATTGCAAATTTTACAGCTGACTTGTTACCAGTGGCTAATACAGCATCATAATCTTTAGCTGCATCTTGATCTAGGTTATTACCAGCCCAGTCCATAAGATTTTTATAACCCTCTTCACCACCAGCTAAACCTTTCAATTCATTGACATCAGCCTCTGACAGTGCAGGTTCTGCTGGATCAGGATTATAACCAACCTCATTTCTTAGGCCATCTAAATAATTATCAACTACACTTTTAGATAAACCAGCTTTTTGTAGTTGTCCATACATTTCGTCATTTAGAGTACCACCATTTTCTTCAAAATGTTTACTCATTGCGAATGGATCTATATCATTATTTTTAAATAAATTACCTAATTGATCTCCGTAAAGTTCGTTAGCTGTTTCGTAGTTGACATTACCATCATCAGTGTATAATTCATATTCTGATTCAGACTCAGGTTCTGCCTCCTCTGTTGGAGACTCACCTAGTTTCTTTTGTAATTCAAGGTAAGCTGACTCTAATTCTTCGGGACTCTTATATTTACCAGCAAGCATTTTTTCTTGCTTGGCTATAAGTTCTTCACCAACCTTAAGAGATTCAGCTTCTTTTTCGGCTATTGCCTGTGCTGCTACTGGATCATCTGAGGTGTCGTAGCGGATTGTTTCTGCCATAATTACTGTGGTTGTAGTGCTTGTGCAGCACCTTCAACTGCCTCTAACGCTTGTGGATTCTTTGTAGGATCTAACAATGGTGCGTTAGCTAATTTACTAGCTTGGTCAGTTAAGGACTGCATTTGTTGTGCTTGCATTGCTTGCTCTTGGTCAGCTTGACGTTCATCAACACTCTTAACAAGATTGAGAATATCAATACCTTGAGATGCAGCAAGTCGTTTAATAGCTTCGTCAGGATTCATAAACTGAGCTAAAGCCTCTGGGCCCATAGTCTGGGCTACGGTTGTTATAAATTGTACAAGAGCCTCTCGGTCTTGTCCTCTACCTAATGCGTTGATACCAGCTACAATAGTAGGTTTAACTAAACCACTAGGTAATACTGGAATTTTTTTACTAAGTGTAAGAGTGTGCATCTTACGTCTTAGATAGGGTATGAGGAACTCTGTCGTTAACAAGCTGAACAGGCCACCCAGCTGTCTCTCTAGTTCCATCTGTGTCATTCTAACTTCCTCTGCTGTAGTTCTTTCTGACTGACGTACTGATAAGACAAGAAAAGCCTCAGCTAATCTTTTCTCTAGCATGTTAATCATTTGATATGCAGTTTGGAAGTCAGCAGTTTTACCTACTTGTACAACTCCTATGTCGTCTGGTCTACCTTGTATAATAGCACCATTACCAGCGTTAGCTAGTGATGCAGGTTTAGTTACAGAAGAGGGTGATACAGTGAACACAACTTTAGCTGCTGCTGCACTACCTTCAACGATAGCTTGCATCAATGCCTCTAAAGATTTCAAGTCTCCAAGAAACTCCTCTACTCTAGAACGTCCATAATCTTCTCCGTCTACGGTAACAAAACGTAGTGGCAGCCAGGGGGTTTTGTCCTTGGGAGCCTTACCTACACTATCAGGTATAATTGTATCGTTAGCTTCTTGATGCCAACGCCAACCATTATCATATAGTTTTACACAAGTATATACATCTACATCTTTAGTTCCTTTATAGTCACCTTTTGAGTCATCATTAACACTATCTGTATCTACCTCTGGTAGTCCTAATAATTTTTTACTGACTCTTTCTTTTGTCACTATCTCAACCACATTACCATTACCGTCTCTTTCAACTACGTAACGATTTAAAGGATATACTTTCATACCTTCTTTCGACATGTAGACAAGAGCGTTGCCTGTAACAACTAAATGTTTTAGGGCAGCAAAAATCTGTACTCTATCTGTAGAGGCAGCTATGCTATCCATTATACTTCGCTCTATCTTAGCAAACGATAAATCTAACTCACTCTTTGATTCAGCTGGTATCTCTATACCTAGTTTAGAATCATCTAGTTGTAATTTAAAAAAACTGGTTGATGGAGGTAGGAGTCCTAGCATAAGTTTTGAACTTAGCGTGGTAACTCCTTTAGCTCCGACTGATTGCCAAGGTGTTTGAAAACTTTGATATAAAGCATCACCTTCGTTTCTCATTAGTAATGTTGGAATAGTTAGTTCCGCACATTCGTAAGCGACATTTAAGAATTGTTCACGGTGACTCGATAACTCGTTGTATCGTTGCCGTGCGTTTTTCATTATCCTCCGTATGTACCGCCACCGCCACCAGTGCCACCGCCACCAGTGTTAGCACCTTGAGGTGTACTTATACCTTGAAGCCCACCTTGAGTCGGCTTCTTAGTTGCTAATTGTGTAGTACCTTTTTTGGCTGCTGTTTTTGAAGCCTTCTTAGCTTTTACCTTTGCCTTCTTCTTAGTACCATCCTCTGTAATAGGAGTAGGTGTTGGAGCTTCTGGCATTGGTGTTGGAGCCTGTTGTATAGGCATTGGGGGTGGTGGGGTAGTTGGTGGGGCTGGTGTTGGTGGGGCAGGGGTATTTCTTCTACCGCCACCGAATAATCCGCCTACGCACATAATTATTCTCCTTTAAATTTTTGTTTTAATAATCTGATTATAGATAATTGACCAGCCCTATAAGATATTTCTTTTTCTGATAGTGTGTGGTCTGGAAACTTGTCTGGAAACTGTTGATCGAGTTCATCAATGATCTTCTCGATGCGTCCCCAGTCAAGCGTATTTGGGTAAGTTGGTGTTTGCATGTTCAAAAAATGCGGGCATGCGAGCTCGCTTTGTATCGGCAAGCTGTGGGGCTTTACCTTCATACATTAAACGGTCACTTGAGTCCGTCCAAAACTTTCTGCTTAAATATTTGTTAGGTGCTATGTCAGCTAATGGTTCAAAGATCCAATTAATTGTAGCTTTCCTAAGTTTGTCCAAAGAAGAGCTAGGGCGTAAACCCATATCAGCACATACCAAGCTATTGCAGGCGACATGAATTTGCTCATCTCTGGAAATATCAGCCGATACTGTCCTAAGAGCAGCATCGCCACAGAAGCGATTGAAAGGTAAAATAACAAAGAATACAGCACGTTCTGCTACTAAGGCCTTTAAGATGGTGTGATCTGGGTGGGCAATCCAAGCATCACGTAATAGTTTTGCCTCTCTCTCAGCCTTGTCATCGAGTCCGTGGACTTCGGCAACGTAGCTAAGAGCAAGGTCATGTCTCTCCTCATCCTTTACGTTTGATTCGAGAAGTGTTCTAGCAATATTGGGAAATTCTTTGCTAAGGGTTTCCGTAATAAAGGAACCCACAGGAAGCTCCATATGCCGTATTGCAAGAGCACGGTAGATGGCTTCTTCACTACCTTCCATGAGTTTCCCTTTTGTGGGTTTAACGGGAGTCCACTTTCTTTTGCGGAGTAGTAATTTATCATAAGGATTCATTCTTCACAACCTATGCACTTAATTGGTTCGAGTATTCCGCTTAAGTAATCGTCAACCTCAGTCTCATCCAATGCAGCAAAGGCACTAGACTTATCCTGTGTATCTCCCATAACTTGA